AACCTTGCCACCAATATTTTTACCTGCTTCTTTTGATGCGGCTCCAGAATCAATCGTTATGCCACCAATATTTACATTACCAGAACCTTTTTTTGCACCTTCAAGTTTACTCTGAGCATATTCATTCATTCTTCGTATAAATGGTTCTGTGCCTGGCTCTAATCCAGCATCAATAAGAGTTTGAGCAAAAGCAGAATACTTTTCTGGCTTATCAATTGCTCTTAAATCGCCAATAGTTCCTGACATTGAATATTTTTCAATGCTTTCAGGAGTATATTTACCTGACCTAATAATTTGTTGGACAGGATCAAGACCTTGACGCTCACGCATATTTCTTGATACTTGTGATAACTTGAGTGCCGCTTCTCTAGCCTGATTAGCAACGGCATTAGCACCCTGTGGATCAAAAGGGGCTAACTCTCTTGCGGCGGCCATAAGAGAATCTGGATCATTGGGATCGGCTCTATTAAATATTGCATTTCTCATGCTAATAAGTTTCAACTGTGGGTCTTCAGCACCCAAAGCACCCGCAATACCACGACCTAGTTGTGCGGCAGAGGCGTAAAGACCTTGGGGAGTGCCAAATGATTGACCTTCTCTTAATGATTGCTCGTATTGCTGTCTTTCATACGATTGAGGAGTAATTCCAAACAATCCACCTACGATATCTGTTGCCATGATTACTCCTTAAAACTGTTGTTGCAATGGGTCATAGTAGCCAGTATTAAATGTGCTACCAGTACCACCAACATTTGATGGCGCAGAAGAACCAAAATATGACCCTAAACCTTGTGCCAACAATGATGTTGGGCTACTCAGTCCACCAAGAACTGTTGCAAATGGGTTTGTAGTATTAGCCGCAGACAAGCCTATGGCATTTCCATATACATTGCCTCTGATGCCTAATTCTCCTGACCTTGCGCCAGCCGCAGATGATTGTTGGGCAAGCCCTTGGCTTAGAGCAAATGGTTGTTGTGCCATGTTCTCTAACTGACCAGCCTGACCAAACAAACCTGTACCAAAGGTAACTTGTTGTTGACCCGCTTGTTGCGCTTGTGCCGCCAACTGAGCATCTTGTTGTGCCAAAGCGTTGTAATAGGCTTCTAACTCAGGATTAGCACCCATCAAGCCCTGTGCGCCACTTGGACGCAAACCAGTTGAGCCTACTGACAAACCACCACGACCTGTTTGGAATTGTTGGTTTCTAATGCCAGCCAACTGTCTCTGACGGCTAGGATCAAGCAAGTCATATTGCTTAGATATATATTGTTGAGCAACCTCTTCAGGAGACTGCGCTAAATAACTAGCACCAAGTCCCAATAAACGATTTTGGGCAGAAGTAATCTCAGGTGCGGCTGTATACCCTGCACTTGTTAATTGACCAGTAGCGGGATCAACTTGGAACTGAGATGTGCCAAAACGGGTAGTTGTGCCAACTGGTCTGAACTGTGAACCAGCAACCGCTTGTTGTGTTGCTTGACCAATTCTTGCTTGTGCTTGCTGTGCCGCTTCTCTATCCGCTTGCAACTGCATTAAGTTAGCGGCAGTTCCTAAACCACCTTGAACAACGCCCTTTTGACTTAGGAAGTTCATTGCGCTTTGAGCCGCACTACCACCAGCCGCCAACGCTCGTCTGATGGTTGCTTGTGTAGCCGCATCTAAAAAGGATAAAGCATTATTTCCACCATAGGTTTGTGGAATTAAAGCATTAATTTCAGCCTGTGTATAAGGTGCGCTACCAGTACCCTCGTAGCCTAAATCACCATAGCCATAAGTAAAATCTTGCGGAGATGGCGTACTGCCAACGCCCCCATATTGATAGCCTTCACCACCATATCCATAAGTAAAGTCTTCTTGTGCCATATTTGTCGCTCCCGTTGTTCCTTGACCTGAAGTTCCGCTTGAACTTAATAAAGTAGATGGAGTAACTTGACTCACGCCACCACTTATAACGCCACCCTTTAATGCTTCTTCTGGTGATTTGCCACTTAGCAATCCACCCGTAGTCCCACCAGCCACATTGCCAGCAAAACTAGAACCTGTTTCTGCGCCAACTGCGCCTGAAACTTGACCAGCGGCTTGTGCAATGACAGCGGCTTTAGCGGCATCTTCAAGACTTCCACCCCTGTCAAGAGTATTAGCCGCTTGGATATATGGTGCGGCGGCAGGAACGGCAATAGACGCAACAGTAGCCCAACCGCCTGGGATTTCTTCGTTTACTGTGTCATCAACGTCTGCCAAAGACTCTGTTACGCTACTTCCAGCATCGCTCACAGCATCAGAAACGCTTTGTACCCAACTTGAAACTGGCATTTAGTTCACCTTTTTCATATATTTGCTTTCCAGTTGTACTGTGGCAAATCTGATGCTTGTATATTGATACCAATACGCTTCATCAATTCAACAATTTGTTTATTGTTTGCCTCGCCATACATTGTTTTAATACCTAAGTCTTTGCTTCTTTTAACAAATTTAAGTATTGATTTAGCCAATGCAACAGGCGAATCCAATGTAGCCAAGTGCATGGATGATGAGGTTGGGTTAATTTTTTGCACCAATAAAACAGAATTATTCTCTTGCATCAAAACAGCAGATTTATTTTTAACTGCTTGACTGATAACACGCAATGCTTTATCAGGGTCAATGTTATTTTTGACCGCATCTGCTTTAATGATTTCTGATGCTTTCATCACATTGTTCCATTCGCAATAATGTTGCCAAGCACAGTCAAATTACCAGAGGCATCAATCTTTGCCACAGGCGTTGCTATATTGTAGATATACAACACATTTGATGCTTCAACAAACGAGAAGTTCGTAAATGTTCCATCTGCTTTACTAGTAATAGCAGTTTGGATATTAGTAAACTCTGTGTCGATTTCAGTACCTTTGACAACCTTGGAGGCATTGCCTGACGCAAGTGCATCTTTAGCCGCAAAGTTGGTGGTTTTCGTGTAATTAGCCATATTTATTCCTTACCCAAGTTTTCCGTTTTTAGCCTGAATCTCAATCTTTTGGATGCTGATAGCCGAGCCATTTATTTCAATCTCATAAGCCGTTTGCACAACCTTGCCAAATCCAGACGCTTGACCAATCAAAGTTCCAATCTGTATTCCTTGTGAATAGTATGCTACTGGACTACCATTTGCACCATATTCAGCAATTCCATACTCTGCAATTGTTGAGATAGGAATTTGCGCTTGCGTTGCATAATATTGACCTGAAAAGTCATAAGACCATTTGATTGTCAATATTTGGTTAGTGCCACCAATAACAACAACTGAAATCTTCTTCAGGATTGATGTAATGTTCTGATCGCCAAGGTCAGCATAGTTTGTGTAATACTGAAAACGATAGGTAGAAGCATGGTCAAGATAAGTACCATACTTACCAATATACCCATTCTTGCCAATCAGTAAATCACCATTTCTGCGAGACAAAAGAGCCGTTGGCTCAATAGAGTCCCAAGTTGTTACCCTAGCAGAGCCATCCTGTAACTGAGCCTTTGTATCGAATACATAGACTTGTTTGGCAATAGGAAGAGTTAGAAGATAGAAAGCGTTAACTTCTGAATAGACCGCCTTAATACTTGACGCTACCTCACCACCTACATAGGTCATCAAGTCATTACGCACATTCTTTGACAAATCACGCAATGGGGCAGACTTCTCTTGGATAGTACGCATCAGGCTACGCACACCTGAGTTAGACAAGAAAACAATGTCTGAACCAGTAGAAACTATGGAATCCCTTGACAAGCAACCAATGTTGCCTATGGTGTCAGCCAATGACATTGTGGAAGGAGTTGTTGCCCCTTGATAGACCAATATCTGACGCTTACCAAAGATAACCAAGTAGTTATTGTGTGCGCCCAACCCCATAATCTGATCTGCGCCATTAGCCCAAACCCTAGAAACATCAAGAGTTCCAGATGTTCCAGCAGTCCAGTTATGCCCTGCTAACAAGTCAGAGAAACTAATCGTCACATTGTCTGCCGTAGTATCAGCCACCCACAAGCGACCAAAAGCAGAAATAACAATGTTTCCCAAAGGAACTGTGCCTGTATACCCCGTCTTCTCAGACACACGCCTATAAGTAGTAGTACTTACCGCAGGATCATAGATCAATGGGTCAAAGCCAGATTGGAAGAAATAGGTAATGCCATTCAAAGATGTACATTGCCAGTTACTTGCTGTGATGGTAGGGGCTGTACCCCCTCCCCCATAGGTCAATTCCACAACAGCGTTAGAGCCATCCAACTTAAATAACTTGTTGTTTCCAGCAAACAATACAGTCAAAGTGCCATCTAATTGCACTAATTCATGTATTACTTTTACATCGTTTGCGCCTAAGTTACCACTTGATGAGTTAACTCTTGACCAACCTTTTCTGGCCCCAATACGACCATATTGGTCAATCACGCAGTTTGTGGCAATAGCCGCATATCCCGCCTCTAAAGTAAG